AGATTCACAAGATAGAATCTATATGAAAATTCACGGAAATAATGGAAATGAACAAATATTTAAAGGAACTAATATCTTATCTGAAACTGGAGTTACCTCAGGCTATCAGTTATATTCAGGTGGATTTGATTTCGGTGGTGTTTTAAATACTATTACAATTGAGATTGGCGGACAAGATATCAATCTTTCAGTCGGAGTTCTCTTCGATGACGTATCAATAAACGTGCTTTATAATGTAGTGAACACAATCGTTACTCAACACATTCAAAATATAGAAGAGTTCTTAACTTTAGACTACGAGCAAGATGTTAATGATGTTGCTGAAATGATATTTGAAAATAATGAAATTAAAGATGATTTTAACTTTGAGCCAATAGAAAAACCTATGGATGAATTTTCTTTTGAAACTGTTGAAACAGAAATGCAAGAGTTTGAAATGGAATTTGAAATGGAAATGGATATAAATATGGACTACGATATGCCTACCACTGTTACAATAATGCCAGATGGTTCAATGGAGATGGATATGCCTATGGAGATGACAATGGCTTCCGTTGAAATGGAAATGGAGATGGATATACAAATGGAGATAGATATTGAAACAACAGAAGAACCTACTATGGATATGCCGAAGACCATGGACAATGAACCTGACATGGAAACTAATATGGATTCTGAACCTAATGAGCCGCAAGAAATGGAAACCCCTGAAGAGGACGTGGGAGAATCAAAACTTGAACCCGAGCCTGAATCTGAACAACAAGAAGAAATTGAAGAACCCGATCCTGAAAAAGTTGAACAAGAAGCAGAAGAAACTAAAACCGAACCAACTGAATCAGAATCCGAACCTGAAGAAGAAATAGAAGAGCCAAAGGAAGAACCTAAAAAAGAGCCTACTGCTAAACAAAAAGCAGCTACAAAAATAGTTAAAAATATGGGCGATAAAGGTAGATATGAAGAAGGTAATCAAATTAAAACTCTTATAGTTATGCAAGTATTGGGTAATACTAAAACTTTTTTTGAAAGTAATATTATACTACAAGACGTAGAAGGATTCTTTACTAATGAGTCATTACCTGATACTATGATACCCACTAATAATATGGCACAATATTTTCTATTTGGAGGAAGCAACAGTCTAATGGATCAACTAGTAGACAGTCAATATAAATAATGGCAGAAGTAGAGTTTGCAGGATTAAAATTTAAAGGAGGTAAGATCTTTGGTATCTTACTTGCTCTAAGTACTCTTATAGGTTCTCTATATGGAGGCTTTGTTATGTTCAAGGATTATCAAGATATGAAATCCGTAATGTTATCCTATTCAGCCCCGGACCTTTCGGGTTTGGAAAAAGAATTAGCTCTTATAGAACAAGAAGTAGGTATTATATCTAGTGAAATGGCAATGATGATTGCTGAAATAACCTTAGTATCTGACGTAGCCAATGAACTAAAAAATGACCTTCGCACAGATTTAAGAAGAGTTGAATCTATTATTGAAGACGTAGAACAAAATCAGAAAACAGATTCAAGAGAAAATTCATCTGACATTAAATTTGCTATTAAAGATATTCAAGATGAGATGGCAGAACTAGAAATAAAAATTACTGAAATAATTCAAAAGACTTTAGCTAATCCCTTAGCTGGCATGAAATAATGGCCTCTCAACAAACAACATCAGAATATTTCAAACCAAAGCCTAAAAGAACAAGTATAGGTTGTGGTAATAAATCAAGACCAAACAACAAACATAAAAGGAGATCGTGGAAGAAATATAATAAACAAGGACATTAAAGGAGAAATTAAAAATGGAAGACATTGTTATTATTAACAGAGTACAAAGATATATTAGAGAAAGTATTCAAGGAGCTCAAGAAACTTTATTGTCAGGTGGTATTGACAGTATGGAAAAATATCAATACATTGTAGGACAAGTTAGATCACTACAAAACGTACAACAGGAAATCTCTAACCTGCTAGACAATAACAAGGAGCAAAATGATGGCTGATATAAAATTAGCACTGCAAGAAAAATACGAAAAAGAAGACAAAAACGAGAAAAAAGAAATTAAAGAAAAAACTCTTACTTCAGAGAGTATGACTGAACCTGAAATAGATAAACTTCCACAACCAACCGGATGGAGAATACTAGTATTACCTTTTGTAATGCCAGAAAAATCTAAGGGTGGAGTTATCATTGCTCAAGAATCTTTAGATAGAGCAAGAGTAGCTGTGCAAGCAGGATATGTATTAAGGATGGGTCCATTAGCTTATCAAGACAAAGATAAATTTACAACAGGTCCTTGGTGTCAAGAAAAGGAATGGGTAATTTTTGCTAGGTATGCTGGATCAAGATTACAAATTGAAGGCGGAGAAATACGAATATTAAACGATGATGAAGTGTTAGCGACTGTAAAAGATCCTGAACACATTCTTCATGCAATTTAACATAGGAGATAACTATGCCAGAAGCATTAGAAAAAGAACAACCTGATTTAATTGATGTAGGCGAAGAAAACGGAGCCGAAATTGATTTAGATAATGTTGTAAAAGAAGAGCCTAAAGAAGAACTTGTTGTAGAACAGATTCAAGAAGAAGAAGAAAAAGAAGTTCCAACACAAGAAACGAAAACAGACGAACTTAAGGATTATAGTGAAGGCGTTAATAAACGTATTGCTAAATTAACCAAAAAAATGAGGGAAGCTGAACGTCAAAAAGAGGAGGCTTTAAATTATGCTAAATCTGTTCTTGCTGATAGACAAAAGTTACAATCAAATGTAACTACTTCAAACTCTAATTATGTTCAAGAATTTGAAAAAAGAGTTGTTTCCAATTTAGATTCAGCAAAAATCAAACTCAAAACAGCTATTGATAATCAAGACGTAGAAAGTCAAGTTGCGGCACAACAGGAAATTGCACAACTAACTTTAGACACTGCTAGATTATCTCAAGCAAAACAAGTCCAAGAGAGTAGAGCACAAAGGCCTGTTGAACAGAATTATGTTGCTCCACAACAACAACAAGGATACGCAAACCCTCAGCAGATTAAAGAAGCTGCTCAGGAAATGGATCCTCGAGCAGAAGCCTGGGCATCTAAAAATACTTGGTTTGGTAAAGATAATGCTATGACTTACACAGCATTTGATGTTCATAAAAAACTTACGGAAGAGGAGGGTTATGACCCTACTAGTGATGAGTATTATCAAGAAGTGGATAAAAGAATAAGACTTGAATTCCCACATAAATTTGATAAAGTTACTCCGAAGACAACTCAAACAGTTGCTTCCGCTAATCGTCCAGCTCAAACAGGACGCAAAAGAACTGTGAGGCTCACACCGTCACAGGTAGCAATTGCTAAAAAATTAGGTGTGCCACTTGAAGAATATGCGAAACATATACCCGCGAAGGAGGCTTAAAGCATATGACTAATGAAAACGAAAAAAACAATATAAGAACTTCTCGCGTGAGCGAAACAAGGGTTAAACAAGAAAAACCTAAAGTTTGGGCTCCACCATCATCTCTAGATGCACCCCCTGCACCTGAAGGATTCAGGCACCGTTGGATAAGAGCAGAGTCTATGGGTTTCGATGATAGTAAAAATATCATGGGTAAACTTAGATCTGGTTGGGAATTAGTAAGATCGGATGAATATCCGAGTTCTGACTATCCTAGTGTCCAAGAAGGTAAAAACTCAGGGATTATCGGGGTTGGCGGCCTACTGTTGGCTAGGATACCTGAAGAGATTGCAGTTTCTCGTGAAGCTTATTTTAATAAGCAAACGAAAGATAGAAACGATGCAGTTGAAAACGATCTCATGAAGGAACAACATAATGCGATGCCTATCAATCAAGATAGACAGAGTCGTGTAACTTTTGGTGGTACTAAGAAAAGTTAATTTTTTAACAATTACTTATCCACTTAACATTAATAATAGGAGACAATAACTATGGCAAACGCAAATAGTGCATTCGGACTAAAACCATATATGAAAAATGGTAGTGGTTCTAACAGTACTGGTGTTGGTGGATATTCTCATTACGAAATAAAGAACGACAATAGCACAGCTATTTACAACGGTTCTGTTGTTATACCTTTATCAACTGGTTTTATCAGTTTGGTAGGTGCAGCAGACGGTGGTACAGTAGCTCCTCTTGGAGTATTTATGGGTTGTGAGTATGTTTCATCTACAACTGGTAAACCGGTTTTTTCAAACTACTGGCCGGGTTCAGGGGCAGATTCAAATCACCCAATTAAAGCATTCGTAGCAGACGATCCAAATCAATTATTTTTGATCGCTTCAGATGCTTCTCTAACAGACGAAGCTACAGCAAGAGCAGGTGTATTTTTAAATGCAGATATGTCTAGTGGTACTAGTGGATCTACCGTAACAGGTAAATCTTCTGCAGCATTAGGTGTAAGCACATTAGCAAGTACAGCAGGATTAATGCTAAGATTTATGGGTTGGGCCGAAGACGATACCAACTTAGATTTTTCAGCAGCAGGAATCTCTTGTATTGTTAGATTTACAACACACTTTAACGCTGACAGCATGGGAATAGCTGTTGGTACACCAGCAACTACAGGAGTATAAAGCATGGCTATATCAAGACAACAACTAGCTAAAGAGCTAGAGCCAGGTTTGAATGCCTTATTCGGCTTGGAGTACAAAAACTATGAAAACCAACATGAAGAGATCTTTACAAAAGAAACTTCAGACAGAGCTTTTGAAGAAGAAGTAATGCTTTCTGGTTTTGCTAACGCAGCAGTAAAACAAGAAGGTACAGCAGTAGGATTTGACGATGCACAAGAGTCATATACTTCTCGCTATACTCATGAAACAATCGCTCTTGCTTTCTCAATTACTGAAGAAGCAATTGAAGATAATCTGTATGATAGAATCTCTAGTAGATATACGAAAGCACTAGCTCGTTCAATGGCTAACACCAAACAAGTTAAAGCAGCTAACGTATTAAACAGAGCATTTAACTCTTCATATACAGGCGGAGACGGGGTTGAACTTTGTTCAACTGCTCACCCAACTGTATCTGGTGGCAACGTTGCTAATGAATTAGCAACTTCAGCAGATCTTAACGAAGCATCTTTAGAGCAAGCATTAATCGATATTGCTTCTTTCACTGATGAGCGTGGATTAAAGATTGCAGCTAAGGGAGTAAAAATGATTATTCCTTCACAGCTACAATTTACTGCTGAAAGACTTATGAAGTCTGCTCAAAGAGTTGGAACTGCAGATAACGATACAAATGCTATTGCATCAATGGGAATGATTCCACAAGGTTATGTGGTTAATAATTTCTTAACTGATACAGACGCATTCTTTATTGTTACTGACGTACCAAATGGTCTTAAGTACTTTGAAAGATCACCAATCAAGACTACAATGGAAGGTGATTTTGATACGGGGAATGTGAGATACAAAGCTAGAGAGAGATATTCTTTTGGATTCTCAGACTTTAGAGGTGTATACGGTTCACCGGGTGCTTAATTAAATAGTATCTAATATTTGAAAAAGGGGCTTTCGAGCCCCTTTTTTTTGCTTTACTTTGTGGGAAATAATACTAATATATACCTAAACTAATAAGGAGGCATATATGACCGCTTTATCACAGTCTTTAATTGCTGAGAAAATTAGATTAGAGTCTCAATGGAATACTCAATATCTATCTCAAGGCAAAGAAACAATTGATATGAAATCAATTGAAGCTAAGTTGGAAAGAGTTAAAACTAAGCTTAAATGGAAAGACTTAAATCCGTACGAAAGCCCTTTATTTATTCCTGAATAAATAAAGACTAAAATTTTTCAAAAACTGTTTTTATTCATAGGAATTCCTTGCTCTATTGAAATATATATATATACTTTTACGACTAGAATTAATTAACTTATACAGGCCGATCTAGCGGATTCACGTAGTAAAACTGTATAACAATGACTACGGAGGTCAAAAATAAAATGGGAAATACAACTTTTTCAGGTCCTATTAGATCACAAAATGGAACTAGACTTATTAGTAAGAATTCTAGCACAGGACTAATATCGGACAGAACACTTGCAGATTCAGGTGTAAGAGATGCAAGACGTTTCTTCTTAGAAGAATGGTTTTTACAAAGACCAGGTATCAATGCTAATATTGATCAGGTATCAACAGTTGAAGTTCAAAGAGCTTTAAATAGAAACTGGGAAGCACTTGGAACTAATATGACTACTGCACTAGCTACTTTTAATACTACTTCAGCAGGAATATTATTAACAACTGCAACAGCAGATCAAGATCAATCAATTATTACTCCACATCTTGATACAGCAGCAACTGCATGGGCAGGATGTTTATGGGGAACAGAAAATCAAGTTCACTTTGAAACATCAATCAATACTACAGCGATTGACAATCAAAAAGTTTGGGCAGGATTAAAATTAACTAATGATCATTTAGTTGCAACAGATGACGATCAAGCTTATTTTAAGTTTCAAACTGATGCAACAAACTCAGAAGCTTTCACTGATTTTACAAAATTACATTTTGTACATTCTGTTGGTGGTACTGATTTTATTAGTCAACTACCTATTACAGTAGCAGCGAACACTATTTACAATTTAAAAATCACTATTGATTCAAATAGAAAAGCGTCTATTTTTGTGGATGGAGTTCAGTATAATGTTACAGGCACTTCTGGTTCAACCGGTGGTACTGCGGTAACTACAGGTACAACACCTTCAGGAGCTTTAGATGATGACATTGATTTAATTCCTTATGTAGGACTTGAAAATGGTGCAGCAGCAGCAGAAGCAATTGGTGTTCATTATGTTTGTATGAGTAGAACAATTAACGAATAATAAATAAATAGAAGTGGGGCTTCGGCCCCACTTGTTTCTTGATTAAGGAGGGAAACAAATGGCAGATACAGTAACAGGACCAACAATCCTACAACAAAACGATCAACGGGTCGTAATTAAAATAGTAAATGAATCTGATGGTGATGGTGGTACAACAGTTTTTGGTGATGTATCAGCACTAGCTGCGAATAGTGTTACAGGTGAAGCTGTAGCTCATTTAAATTTACTTAGAGTTTGGTTTTCATGTCAAGGTGGAGATGGGGGAGACTCTTTTGCACGTTTGGATGAAGAAGATGATGATGGAGATATTCCAGTAATAGGATTAACAGGAACAGGCTATTGGGATTTTAGAGAATTTGGTGGAATACCCGCTGATAAATCTAATAATACTAATGAGAGTGATGTTAATCTTGTAGTACCTGGTGCGGCTGATTCAGGAAATATGTATACAATTATAGCTGAATTTAAAAAGTTATATTAAGGAGGCTAGATGGCTACATCAGGCACAACTACTTTTGATCTTGATATTGATGAAATAATTCAAGAAGCATACGAGAGATGTGGAATTAGTTTACGAACAGGCTATAGTTTAAAAAGTGCAAGAAGATCTTTAAATATTTTATTTTCTGAATGGGGAAATAGAGGAATTCATTTATGGAAAGTAGATTTAGCTTCAGTACCTTTGGTAGAAGGCCAAGCTGAATATAAT